GTGAGCCAAGGGTCAGCGCGGAGTTCCTGAAGCCTCGTGCCATGCGCTTAGTCAGCCTGCCGATGCCCGTCATGCCTTTGCGCACCCTTCGGGTGAACCGATCCATGGCGGTTGTCATCCGCGCGACGGGCGCAGAGAACTTGTCGATGCCCCTGAAGATGGCCTCGATGCTGAAGCGAGTGGACATCTAGGATCCCCCTCTGGCCGAGATACGTTTAAGGTCGTGTCGTAACCCGTCGTAGAAGAACCGAATCTCTTCCATCGTCATGGTTCTTGGGTCCGGTATCCCCGGATACTCTCGACTCACCTGCAAAAGCATCTCGGTGTACACCGCCACAATCCTATGTCTCCCTCGCGTCAGCTTCTCATCGGCACCGTGGCGAACTAGCTGGACGCGCGCTATGCCGCCGACAAAAAACCCGCGACGCGCATCGCCAGTTTCCATTCCTTTACGCTGAGTCTGCCGATCTCTACCGTGTTCTTGCTCGTCAGCGCACACACGAATCGCTCCATCGCGACCATTCTCTTGTCGTCCGTCGCCCCCGCCATGATCATCAGATCTTTGCCAAGCGGCAGACGGAACTTCATAGGCTCTCCGCTCGAGACGTTGATAATCGCATGGCCCTCTTCGTCGACAGAGAGCAGTCCGCTCTCTATCGCAGATACGAATGCGTCGCGCGTCTCGTTGACGTCCTCTGCCTCCTCCTCGCTTAGGCGGGTCGTGTCGATGTCGACATCGGCCGTATCCGCCATACGCTCGAACTCCGCTACTGCCGCTTCTCGGTTAACTTCCGGCATTCCCCCTCCTAGTTCTGTTGTGTCAGCTTGCCCTGGCCGCTGAGCGAAACGGTGCATGTCGCCGACTGGGTCGAGCGCTCGATGTTGTCCGTGACGGTGCCGGTGCCCTGATAGATTACGCCCGATGCCATCCGAATCGTGCACGGCACCCACTGATTTCCGTCGGCGATGCTCTGAAGGAACGCTTGGTTCCCCGAGTCGTCGTCGATCGCGACTGTGAGCCCAGAGAGGGTCCACGGAATGCGCGTTTTGATGATCCTCGAGGTGCCGTTGCCGTTGGGCTGGACCTCGTTCGACCAGCCGCCGAGCGACATGGTCGCGTCTGCGTCTGCTGCTACGGCGAAAGGTTGAGAGTCGATCGTGATGCTCTCAATGCTGCCGCCGATTGGTGCTGTGCCTGCCATTGTTTTCTCCCTTACGCGACCAGCTGTGCTTGGCCGAAGTAGAAGCCGAAGTTGAGGTTGACCGAAACGATGTTCGTGTTGCCCGAGAGCTGCACGGTCGTCTCCACGTTGAGACGCTTGGGGTTCCCAGAGTCGATGGAAGCTCTGGTGCTTGCCTTCGCCGTCTCAACGTCCGAGATGATGGCCGCGAGGCCGAGTGCCTCGAGCCTGGTGTTGACCGCAGCCACCGCCATCGACGGGGTCTTGGCATTGGGATTGACCGTGGGATCGCCGTCTGGGAGGAGCGGAGCTCCGTTCCAGGCGTCGACCGCGAAGATCAGCTCGAGATTGAAGATGATGTTCTGGAGCTTCACGACGTCGACGACGTGCCGGTAGGCCGGAAGAGGGTCGCCTGACGGATGGTACATGGTGACGATGTCGGAGCAGTTGATGACTCCGTCCTTCACCTCGATGGTCGAGCAGCCCTTTTTGACTGCCTCGTCTCGCTGGGTGTACGTCCACTGCTCTGCGTCTGCGCCTGGCAGAATGCCGTCGGCTCGCTGCGCGCCGTAGTCGAACGCCGGGTCGTTGTTGGCTCGCTTCGCGATCTTAGCAAGCTGCCTAGCGGCCACCACAAAGGGAAGCTCGCCCGAGTCCGGTGCCACGAGGAAGCTGTTGATGCGGTCCGTCTTGCGCCCGTCGCTTTCGGCGTCTGCGGCCGGCGGCTCTGCCGCTGTGCGCCCCGTAAAGGCCACGTACGGCTTGCGCTCGAGAGTGCCCCAGCGTCCTTCGCCGTGCGTCTGGATCTTGTCTAGCGTCGTCGTGTCGGCCGGCTCCATGCAGTTGAGGATGAACGTCTCCCATTTGGTCGTGATCTTCGCCAGCGCAAGATTGACGTCTGGGTTGGCCGCGCCGTTGACGGGTTGAGTGATTCCAAACGTGACACCTGGAACGGTGCCCTCGATGCGAATCTTGATGTCGTTCGCGCTCGCCCAGAGCCACTTTGAAGTGAACTCTGTCTCGGTAGCACCGGCGACAGAGGTCACAGGCATGTTGAGAACGGCTGACACGCCGTTGTGGATGAGCGTGCAAATGCCAGCGACGACTGCCCCGTCGGGGATCACGATCTCTTCGCTGCGGACCTCGCCGATGAAGACACGGATAGACCCCTGCGCGGTTGCCGTGCCGGTCGGAGTGATGTCGCCTACGGACGCCACGCCAGAGCCGTGGGATTGCTGAGGGTAGAAGGTCACCGGGATGGTGCCGACACCGTCCCCGTTGGTCGGGAAGAGCTTGAGCGCTGCGAGATGCAGCGGAGATCCAAACCCATAGATCGTGCCGATGTCGCCAGGGCGTGACGACTGATACGGGGTGGTTGTGTAGGTGTTCGCGGTGGCACCCTGACCAATGACCGCGATCCTTTGCGGGAGGAACACGACGGCATTGCCGCGTAGGTCCCTGTACTCTGTGGTGATGCCGAGAACTCTCGCCACCGCTGAAACGTCAACACTCATGGTTAGCCCCCGTCATTGTGGGTAATCGCCGACGAAGTAAATCTCGCCAGTCCTTTTTCTCTTCACTGTCGCCGAGATTAGTTCGAGAGTCTCTCCAACGTGTTGCGGCGCAAACTCGTTGAACTCCACGCGGAGCGCGATGCGCGCCGCAACAACCTGTTGCAGTTCTCTGCCCTCTGGCGGTGGCTGCATGATCGTGATGCCCTCGATCCATCTGCGGTGGACCGTCTTCTGCATCCCAAGATAAATGTAGTGCGCCGATGCGAACACGTTCCGAACGAAGCGTGCTGCGCGTTGCGCCTCGAGCGAGGCCATGAGGTCGCCCACCGTATGACCGTCCCCGACCTGATCGGCAGACATCCCGTGTCCGTAGCAGTCGATGTTGAACATCGCTGACGTCCCGGTGAATGCGCCCACAATGGTCGACGTTCCCATCTGGTACATCATGTTCTCGAGACACACGTTGATGACCGGAGGTTGAGGTTCCGTCGCATCGAGGAAGTCGGCCCAGGGGTTGGAACGCTCGATGAAAGTTCTGAATGTCCACTGCGCCGGATCCTTGCCGGCCGCGAGCGCGAGAGCCTGTTGGTTCTGCGACTCTGAGGCGAGGATGGCCCCAATCTGATCGCGCACGATCTCCGACGTGTCCTGCTTGTCTATGAGAAACGGAATCATGCAACGTACGCCTCGAGGTAGAGGAGCACGAGCCCGGTCGTCCGATCTGGCGCCGAGCGCATGACCTTGAACGTGTGGGCTTCGCCTTCGATGTCGTTGAACTTGACCGTCCAGGGCTTTCCTTCGCCGCTGGCGATGTACGCGGGGTGCTTGAGCCCAGCGTCGGTGAGCGTGTCCATGTGCAGAGTGACCTCCGCTTGTCGGCCGCTGATGCCCTGCCCCGTCTCCGGGTCGATGAGGTCGGCGATGTCTGTTGCAAACCCTGTCATGCACGCCGAGTTGCCGTCAGGATCGGTCACGACAAGGGACCAGGCGAACCCGTGCTTCACATCCGATAGGATGATCTTCGAGTAGCGCCTGATCTCTTGCCGTAGTCCCATGCTATGCCCTCAGTACGAAGCCGCCTTTGATGAGCGCTTCGATGTCTGCCACTTCATCAGCGGTGATGGAGCCGCCAGGGCCGATGACCCTGCTGCCCGCTGCAATAGACCGCCCAGGAGCGACCACGTAGCCCGTCGCCTTCGGAGGAGACTTCTTGGTCGAAGCCTTCTTCTTGGCGGGGGCGTCGTCGGCCTCCGGTGTCTCCAGCGTGTCCTTGTCGTCAGCCATTAGGTCGTCAGGCACCCGAAGGTGTCGATGGCCGTCGGAATCGTGAGCGGACGCGCGGCCACCTGAACGGTGACACCCGTGTTGTCGTTCTCGACCCAGGCGTTGTAGTGAAGGTCGATGCGGTTCGCGCTGGAGCTTACACGTCCAGGCATGAAGGGCATCGCCCGTGGGTCCCGTCCACCGATGGTCGGGATGTTGCCCCAGGTGAGGTCGCGCCTCGAGCTGGGGTTGAGCACGATGACTTTGCCGGGATCGACGTAGTCGGTGAGCGTGCCAGTCTCGACATCCTTGTACTTGGCGTCGTACGTCCAGATGTTAAGGTTGTACGCGCCCGTGGAGAGCGTGCCGTGGTAGATGCCGCCGGCGCCGGGCATACTCGGAGCGTCAAGACGCACCAGGCTGTACCGGCGGTTGTCGGCAATCCCTTGGACCTCTGCGGTGCGCATGAACTCGAGGTGAGCCGTGCGTCCGAAGATGAGGTCGGTGGGCCGTTCGCGACCGTTGGTGTAGATCACGTTGCAGATCGACTCGATGTTGAGAAGCGGGGTTGCGGTGGCCGCCGTCGACCACGGCGTTCCCACCGTGACCAAGTGCGTCGCCTTTGGATGGAAGTCCATCGTGAAGACGTTGTCGCCAGCGCCGTTCTTGAGCGTCAGCTCACCGGTCTGCAAGACCTGCGACGCCATCCATTCGACCGCGCGCTTGATCTTGTCTTCACACCGACGACCGATGTCCATGCTCGCGCGCTGTGCGTTTGCTTGGTACTCCGGGCTCATGAACGGGTCTTGCCCTGGCGCCCTGAGCATCAGCTCGTAGGCGTTGATGGGACCCGCTTCTTTGTACACCGGCGGCGTGAACCGCTTGTTGGTGAGCTTCGTCGCTTGGTTCAAGCGAGCGCTCGAGGTGATGTCCGCAACCGTGACCGCGACCTCTTCGTCCTCTCGAAGGATGTCGACCTCGACGTCCTGTGAGTTGTGGAAGTTGCGCGCAGGCGACTGGAACATGCCCGTGAGAAAACGCGGGGTCTGCGTCTGTTGACGGTAGACATCCAGCATTTGCGTTGTGTTTTCGGTACTCATTGTCCCATGTCTCCCTTACTGGTTGTCTTCCTGCGCGAGCTGGGTGACCGGCTTCGCGAGGATGCTGTAGGACCGGAGTTGGTCGACGACCGCAGCCGTGACTGCACCCGCGTCGTCCTGAAGGATTCGATCCTGGTTGACCGTGCCGCGCACGATGACGTCCACTGGCACGTCTCCCGCCCCGCCGGCTGTCGCCTGGTACGCCAAGACGCCGCATGCGACGCCGAGTCCACCGGCGCCGGCGGTGTCGTAGATGCCCCATTTACCGCTCGCTGTGATGCGAGCCATGATGGTGCCAGCGGCAAGCACGTCTGCGCCGCCTGCGGCCCATGGCGTGTCGTGTTCCACGTCACACTCGCCGATGCCGATTTGGCCAACGTCGTTGACCGTGATGATTGGATCAGCCATTTCAGATTCCCCCGTTCCCGACCATGCCCTGGAGGAGCTTCAGCGTCTCTCCTTGGAGCTTGTCCATGATGTCGATGGCCTCGGGCTTCGCGACACCCTTGAGGGCGTCCTCGACCGCTTGGTCGTCGTCTTCGCGCGCTTCGATGTCGCGCTTGTTGTGGGCCGCAGTGAGGTACTGCATCGAAGCGGTCTGTGTGAGATCGCTTCCGGCCCGGATGGCCTCGAGCGCAATCTTCAGTCCGCCCGCTGCAGCGCCCGACATCTCACCACCTTGGAGATGCGCGCACACGCGGTCCCGTTCCTGCTTCACACCGATTTCCACCACCGCCTTGAACAGGGCGGGGTCTTCGGCTTTCAACTCTTCAAGAGTCATCTTACCGTCCTCGCTTCCGCCGTTGGCGGTTGCTTGGGTTTTGTCTCTCACAACACGAAGACCATTCCCCGCGATGCCGTCGATCATGCCGCGTTCCTTGGCTTCTCCTGCGAGAAGCACCGCGCCACGGCCATATCCTTGTCTGACAGCGTCTTTGGAGACGCCGCGTCCTTCTGAGATTGCGCCGACGAACAGGTCGTCGATCGCGTCGAGCTGACGGACGATGGCTGCTTTGCCCTCCTCGGTCCTTGGGTCAGGCCTCTTGTCCGGTGCGTGGGTGCTCGTCACCGTCACGACGCTGTCTGAGACGGCCACGGTCGCGGCAATGCCGACGCTACCGAACGTCGACGATGGGCCCGCTGCGGTGATCTCGCCGGCCACTGCAGCGAGCGCATACGCTGCTGAGTTGGCGTTGCGAGCAAACACCGACCTTGGCTTGGTCATCGCGCCGATCGCAGACATCGCCTCGAACATTCCGTCGGTGTTGCCGCCGGGTGAGTCGACGTCGAAGACGACCTGCTTCACGCGGGGGTTGCTTTCTGCCATCCGCACCTGCGCGACGATGTCGTCGTAGGCGGTGTTCTCCCCGTAAAAGAAGGCAATCACCGGGTCGGCCTGCTTGGTGAGGATGCCCTTGATGGGGATGGTTGCGGTCCGGCCGCTGTCACTTAATGACAGCGCTGTGACCGGCGCTGCCTTCAGGAACGTGAGGCCGTCGCTGGCCGATACCTGCAGCGCGGCCTCGACGCGGCTGAGTGCGTCTGCTTCAAGTAGCCACATTTTTGAGCCCGCCTTCCTTCTTTGGTTCCGCTGGCTTCGCCTTCACCAGATCGATAGCCTGTTGATGCTGCGCCTCGCGCTCTGGCGCAGCGAGCTCCTCGCGAGCTTCGGCGAGTTGCGCGTTCTCTTTTTTGAGCTTCTTGACGTTCTTCGAGTACTTGGTGCCCGTGATCTCTTTACTCATCAGGTCGCGCGTGATCGCGCCCATGTCGATGAGGATCTCGTAGCCCTTGGCCTGCTTCACCAGATCGGTACTCGGCTTGATGTGACCCGCCCACTCTGAAGAGAGCCAGGCGCCGAAGATGTCGTACATCGCCGGGTCGCGGCGCGCGGCCAAGAGATCGCCCGTGTCCTTGATGCGCCCCGAGAGCGCTTGGGCGACCAGCCACTCCTGGTAGACAGGCTTGCAAAACTGCTCGCCAAAGTCCGTCCTGATGCGGTTGAGCGTCATCTTGAACTCGTTGATCGCCGCCTGCGACGCGGAGTAGTTGCTGCTGAACGCAAGACGCATGATCTCAGGCGGCACCTCGAGATGCCACGCCATGCCCTGAACGATGGACTCCTCGAACTCGCCGAACTTCTCGTCGGTCCCGTTGTTGCCAAACCCAATAGGCTTCTCTCCGACGTTCAACTCGTCGAACACGAAGCCAGGAACGTGGCTTGAGGCGTTGAGCGTGCGTACTGAGTCGTCCTGGCTGATGGTCTGCATCGAGGAGCGCCGAACCGCAGCGCCGCCGATGGGCCTCGTGCCCATGCGCTCTTCGTCTTTTTGAATGAACATCGCGAGCATGGCGTTGATGGTCGCCTTGCGCTGCACGCTGTCTCTGTAGCGGTCGATCTCATTGATGGACTGCAGCACGAGCGCGAGTATTGGGGTGCCGCGAGTCTCGTGGTCGCGCTTCTCGGTACCGTAGACGAGCCACGCGAGCCTGCGCCCGCTCTTCTCGCCCCACGCCGGAAGGCGATTGTGCTCTCCGTTGGAGTTGACGACCCAGTAAGCGACCTGCCTGCCCATGGCGTCGAGTTCCACGCCCTCTTCGATGCGGTGTCCGGGTCGCGGCAGGATGACAGGAGTCTGCACGGACTGGCCGTCGATGAGCTTGATCCTGGGAAGCCCGGTCGTCCTGTCATGCACTAGCGCAACGAGAACGTCTCCGCCGATCATGGCTTCCATCCACGCCTGGCACTGCACTCGTCCGAATCCACGGAGCCTGTGCGCGTCACACTGGCCCGGAGAGCGAGCCCAGACGCGCCAGCGGTTCTCGACCTCCTCGGACCAGTCGTCCATCGAGCCTTCCTCTTTGCCGAGGATCACTTCTTCTGGAGACGCTTCCAGATCGAGGCCGGTGTTGATGACGTTGGTGAGCATCCGGCGGATGATGCCGCGAGCGTAGAGGTTCTTCTCGAACATCTGCACGCTCCTGGCGCGCAGGTCCCAGTAGTCCTTCCACAGAACCTGAGTCGCCCCAAAGCCGCCGGGGAACTTCTCCCCGTTGAAGATGGCGGGGTTGTACGGGCCCAGCGCTTCCACGTCGATCGTGCGCGGGGTGAACAGCAGTGCCATGTTCTCGACGCCCATCAGAAGTCCGGCTGCATGTGATGGCTCGCCCCGTTGACGCGAGCGTCGAGAACGGCGACGCGGTTGGTGGCTCGCTCGAGCGCCAGGTACATCGGCGACATCTGGTGCTTGGTCACCAGCGTGCGTGTCTGTCCTGAGTCGAGCTGGTAGCTCATG